CTTCACAGATACGAGTGGAGTGTACAGACATCCTTATAAGAAAATGCTTAAGGATATGGCGTTTCAAAGCACAAATATTAAGACTTCACAACTTAATTTTGTTGCTGATCATTTGGTTGAAAAGTGGTCCAAAATCGAAGATTTTAAGAATCTTGAGTTTTGGTCCATGAATTATGCTTGCTCTGGAGCTTCCTATAATTCTTATTGTAGATCTCTTCCTAAATTGACGTCAGCTGGCTTCCCTATGGGGAAAAAGAAAGGCGACTGGTTAGTTCATTGTCCGACCGATCGTGCTCCAGATGGTTTTGTCCCTGGAGATGAGCTACGTTCACAAGTTCTCAAGTTAAGAGACTTGTATATGAAGGGAATACGGGGACCAGTTTTCTATAAGGTTGCGTTAAAAGATGAGCCTAGGTCACGAGAAAAAGTAGCTATTGGTAAAATCCGCTGTTTCGCAGCTGCTCCTATTGAGCAATGTGTACTACTTAAAATGTACTTTGGACATTTTTGTGGTATTTTTATGGATAATTGTCTTGAAACTGAGACTTTAGCAGGCGTTAATCCTTTTTCGGATACGTGGACTGATATTATGAACAAATTATCTAAATTTCCTCATATTTCGGACGGAGATGTTAAGAATTATGATAAAGTTCTAGCTTTAGTTCATATATGGAGCTTTTCTATTATGTATAGAATTATGGACAGTATGATTGGTATCTCGCACTTAAGGCCTATGTTTAGTGCTATGATGACTGATTGTGTTCAGCCTGTCTATATCATTCTTAAGAGTTTAGTTATGTCTAACGGGGGTCTTCCGTCAGGCATTTTTATTACTCTCTTATCTAATAATATTTCCAATTCAATTTTAATAAGATTAGCTTGGCTTAATTCTCCAGCTTCTATATATAAGGAGCCTAAGAAAAATCTAGATAGATTTGAGCTTATGGTTGTCTTTTTTGCGATGGGAGACGATAATTTGTATTCTTTGGCAAAGGAGATTTCTGAAGTTTTTAATTTTGAAACTATACTGGAATATTTTGGATCAGTAGGAATCACTTATACTAATCCACAGAAAACTGATGAGGTTTATAAATATGTAGATATATCTAAGGCTTCTATTATTAAACGCTCTTGGGTTTGGAGTAATGAACATAAAAGATTTATGGCTCCTATTGAGAAAGCTAGCATAGGTAAAATGCTTACTATGACTCTTAACACAGGACCTATGACAGTTAGTCAGCGTCTTTATTCTGCGTACATTAGTATGCAGTTTGAAATGGTTCAGTAT